TGCCTGCCGTAAGCTTCGCATACCAGTTGCAGTTGGCATAGGTGGGACTTCTGTAATCGTCCACCCAGTTGCCGCCCTCGTTGATATTTGCGCGGAGCATATACCAGCATTGATGGTCGGAGTCGGCAGGTGCTCCGTCTGGGATACTGACGGTGTTCATTGCAACACCTGCAATGGTGCCGCTGTCAGTGTATGTGCCGCCGGGTCCCGAGCCCCGAGCTATGGGCTTGTAGTTCAGCTTGTTTGTGCCCACTCTGCCCACACCTCCTGCTGCGCCCTTTATACGCCAGTCGAGGAGTGAGGTGCCGTTAGATTTAAATGTTATAGGCAAAGTTCCTGTTATTTCCCCAATTCTGCTCGGAACCGCTATAGTATCTATCATAGCTTCGATTTTCAAGTGCTTAGGAAATCGATATCGTATATTTCTCTCTGCACTTATAGAAAAATCCAGTTTCATGTCACACCACCTTCGGAGATGATCTAACATATAAACTACACGCCAGCTTTTTATATATATTTTCTTCAGAGTCTATAAAGTGAAAGAATAGATAGTAAGTCCCTTCAACTAGCTTAATAGTATCCTCTGATGTCAATCTGACTTTAAATCCTTCACTTGTTGTGATGCATTCTTTTTCAATTATTGCATCATCTGGACTTGCGGTTGAAGATATTGTTAATATCATACGGCTGTCTTCAAGCGAGGTACCATCTTCTATTTCAACTGTAATATTAAAAACAGGCAGCGTGTCGCCAACTGCAAATTCCATATCATTAAGTTCTTCATAAAACTTCATTTATGTCAGCCTCCTTAATTACCCATTATTACAGCCCATATACCGTCAAGCTCAGCTCTGAGTGAACCAAAACCGCCTTGACTGTTCCCCATTCTCACATCATGACAGAGCACATCGCCTGTATTGCTCTGTATCTCTGCTGTTATTGTGCTGCCACTGTAGAAGTTAATTGCTCCTGCTTGAGCGACTACCTTACAGTCTATGTCGGTGTTCTCAAGCTTCCACTCAAGTGGTGATATCGTATGTATCCAGTCCGTATTGTACTGATCAGAGTGGTGGCTTAGCGATATGACATCAAAAGACTCAGAGTTGGTCTCAATGTTTATGCTGCCGCCTGTGATGTTGATAGCCGAGGCTCTTACAGTGCCGTCCGGGGCGACGTAGAACACTCCATTGCCATTATTGATATTTATCGCTGTAGCCGTTACAGCTCCATTCGGAAAAACATGAAAAGCTCCATTACCATTGTTGATATCAATAGCCTTAGCCGTAACAATGCCGTTTGGATCAACGTGGAAGCCGTTGCCGTTCGTGATCTCAATACCTCTCAGGACGCCAGCTGTTATGAAGTCAGCAACGATAGCACCGTCCATTGTCATTGCAACGCTGTAAGGACCGCTATAGCCATTGTTACTGTATCCGAAGCCTCCCGAATTCCAGCGCCAGACCTTGGTTGCCGTTTCCTTGTTCGGTGTGTCCATTATAAGGATCTCGTTTCCGTTTACAACGACATAACCGTTTATACCTGCCTCGATAAGTGCTGTGGCAGTTGCTTTTGCAGAGGCGAGTATATCAATACGCTGCTTCGGCAGCTCGTATTCGATGAGGCTCGCCGTCCTGGTAGCGATAGAGGTAATGCTCTCCGCCTTGTCACCAATCTGGACCTCAGGTTTGTACGGCTTAAATATATCAACGGAGCACTTCATCACCCTGAGATCCTCGTCGAGCCCGATGATATCATGCTTGAAGTGATAAGTATTGCCTGCTCTGATGCAGAGCTGAGAGTCGAGCTGATCTTTGAGGAGTGACAGGTCAAGCACCTGTGCAGCATAGCCTTTCTTGACTCTGTTATTATTCGTGAGGTACTCCTGTCCGCGCTGCTTAAGGTTTGATGCAACTGTGATATCATCGAAGGTAACAGTACCCATTATGATGCCATATCTTGAAATAGCTGTCTCGTCGTCGATGTACGGCAGACCGTCATTGACCTCGGATATCGTAAGACGTTCCGAGGTCTCATCGTTGAGCTGTGCTCCCAGAGGGACGAGCCTTGTGATGATGTTCGACGAGTCAGTGTCAACGCTGAGGGAATAAATATTTTTTGCAAGCTCTACCGTTGTATCCGACTTTACGCCGTACTGGTGCAGGAAGTCAAGAACGAGAGCTCCGTTCACCTTGCGTATCCTTATCTCTCCGCCGATACGCTCGATGAGGTTTACCTTTATCTCTTCGAGAGTATTTCTGTAGGAGGTTGTCTTGCTGTTGGTATTATCGCCTGAAAAGTCGCAGGAACCGAGGGTAATATGCTTCTCCGTAGGCGTTACGCTGTTGTGGTAGTCGAGCAGAGCCGTGAGGAACTCAGTTACCGTTGAGCTCTCATAATGATGATAGGGCTGAATACTGTCATTTAGATAGGTTAGATAGCCCTCGCAGCTGCATGACTTGTATACCTTGCCTGCTGATGTAACATCTTCTTTGCTATGGATAAGAGGTCCCTCGAAGTCGACCTCACCGGTCTTGTCATTATGTATAGATATGATAGTTGTGCGGTCGTGCAGCTCGTTATAAGCAGGATTGAACGCAGGAATGTTGAAGCTGAACCCAGGGATCGCGTTGACCTCGTCTGCAAACTTGCCTGCACTCAGTCTATTCGTGCTGTCGGGGTCGTTCGCGTGGATAACAGATGTACTGCTGCCGTTGATCGCTGATATTGTATACATTAGTAAACTTCACCTCCCGTGTGGAAGTAGTCATTAAGGTAAGCAGCCCACGCAGCTTCGATGCTCATGCCGTCGTATGGGCTACTGGTCTGTGATAGCTTTGTGTAGAAATTGAGTACCATAGATGCGTCAATAGAGTCTATCTTGCCGTCCATGTTTGCGTCCGCAGCGTGGAGCTGCGCAGGAGTGAGCCCTGTATCCAGAGGCGGCGTGGCTGACAATGCAGCGTAAGCGGCAAGGATAGCAGATGAGTCTATGGCGTTGACCTTACCGTCGCTATTAACGTCGGGGATAGTGACATTAGCCGCGTTATACTTCATCTTATTAGGATTTGGAAGTATCTCGGGTGCAGCTTTGAACGAGACTTTCAACGTATATACTCCGTGCTTCTCAGAGCAGTCAACGTCTGGCTCTCGGACGCTGAAATGATAATTCGGATAGTAGTCATCATACAGGTCGAGGCTGCCGTCCCAGTGAAGCCAGTTGATCAGGCTTATTACTTTGTCCTCAGCACGCTCGATGTGACGTTCTATGAACTCAAGCTCATAGGAGAGCTTGCGCTCTCCATAGCTTTTTTTACCAAATAGCGAGTCGAAATTATATGTAACATTGCTAAAGGGGACGCGCTCAAGGTGTTCGTCCTTTGGCGCGGAGCTGATGTTGCGCTTGAGCATTTGCAAACCATAAGCATAGTACGTATGCTTACCGTTCACAGTAAAACCTTTTCTTTTCACGTCGTCACACCTCTCTTCTTCATCTGAACGCGGAGCCCCTGTCTCTCGTCGATAGCCTCGTCAACAAGGTCAAGCACGCCTTCAGCGACGATCTCCTCGCCGACTATAAACTGAGCTGTGAGAGACCTTAACTGCGGCTCTGAGCTCTGCTGATTGCTGTTATTCACTGTATTGTTGTAAGTATACTGGTTATTATTGATGTCCGATGTAGCACTCGGTGCTGCATCTGACCTGTCAATAAGTATCTGCTGCGCTGTCATAGCTGTCAGAGCGTCGTTCGTGACTATCGGCTGCAGTGCTGAGCTCTTAGGTGGATCCGTATCGAGGTTCGGAGCAGGCGCGTCTGGTTTATCAGGTTTAGGTATATCGGGTATATCAATCTCAAGCTTCGGGAGCTTTATCTCTGGTACCTCAACCTGTAGCTCGGGGAGCTTTATCTCAGGCGCATCGACCTGCAGCTCTGGAAGCTCCGTGTCAGGAATATCAACAGCAAGCTCAGGAAGGCTAATGTCGGGTGCCGATACCTCAAGCTCTGGAAGTTCAGGCAGTTCTGCGGCAGGATCAATGATGTCGATGCCAACCTTAGGAGCACCGAGGTCAAGATTCGTAAGAGCCTTCCTTGCGTCCTCAGCTATGGTCGGCAGCTCGTCCATGAAGCCAACGCCGACACCCTCTGCAAGGTACTTGCCGACGCTGTCACGCATTACGCGCGAAGGGGAGTTGATACCAAAGGCGGACTTGAAGCCGTCGATAATGCCGTCAGCAAAGCCGAAGATCTTATCCTTGATCCACTGACCCATGTTCTTGATACCGTTCCAGATACCCTCGACGATGTTCTTACCTGTCTCAAGCATCTTGCCAGGAAGTTCCTTGATCGTATCGACGATATTATGGAACATATCCGACGCGGCACTTTTCGCTTTTTCGCGCAGTTCGAGGCCCCAGGAAATAACGTGCTTGATAGCAGCGGTAAGGTTATCCCATATCTTACCGGGGAGCTCCTTGAAGAATGTAACGATATTATCAAGGAAGTCCTTCGCGGTCTGGCGCGCTTTTTCTCGCATCTCCAGAGCCCAGGAAACAATTTTACCGATCGCTTCACCGATAAACTCACCGATCTTGTGAGGCAGGTCCTTAAAGAACTCAACAATACCGTCAAGGAAGTCCTTTGCGGTTTGACGCGCCTTTTCTCGCATCTCCAACGCCCACTGCACGACTGCGATCAGTGCGTCCTTCAGAAACTCTCCTATTTTACTGAGGAGCTCCCCGAGTCCTGTCACAAGTGCAACAACTATCTGCGGCAGTGCCTCGACAATTGCCATGAACATTCGCCCTGCGGCTTCCAGTATCTGAGGAATAGCCTCGATTAGAGCTTCAACAATAGCAACTATTATAGTCGGAAGGTTTTCAATAAGCAGCTCTATAAGCTCTGGAAGAGCTTCGACAATTGCAATGAAGATGTCGGTAATGCACTCAAGTATCTGCGGTATAGAGCTGATAATTGTATCTATCAGCACCGGGATAAGATCTATGAGCGCCTTGCATATTGTAGGTGCAGCGGCTACTATTGCCTTTGCGATTGATGCGATAATATCGAGAGCTGCCTGTATCAGTGTAGGCAGACTGTCTCCTATTGTGGCAGCAAGTGTCTGTATTGCTTCCGCTGCTGCCATTGCAAGCGCAGGTGCATTTGCTGTTATTGTATCAGCAAGGTTTGTGACAAAGTTATTTGCCATATCAGCAATATCGCCGATGTGGGACGATATGCCGTTTAGTAAAGTGGTAAGGAGCTGTGCACCGAGATCAAGCAGCTTGGGTCCTATGGTGAGGAAGCCCTCAAGAAGCTGCATACCTGCATCGAGTGCCGCATCAGCAAGTGCAGGAGCATTGTCGACCAGTCCCTGCACAAGTGCATCTACAAGGGACACACCAGCTTCGATGAGGTCTGGGATATATTCAGTAAAGCCTACAAGTGCATCTGCAATGACGCCACTCATAGATGTTACAAGCTTACCCATGCCCCCGAGGATAGTCTCTACTCGGGGAAGTATATTTTCAGCAGCTGTTGCCGCACTCTCAACAAAATCTGTTGTGAGCTTCTCAAAGTCCTGTTCATCATCAGCAATGCCGACAACAAGGTTGCTCCATGCTGATTTCATGGACGCAACGGAACCACTTATAGTTTCAGCTGCTTCTTTAGCAGTCGTGCCGGTGATACCCATTTCGTCCTGGATAACATGGATAGCCTCGACAACGTCCGCATAACTTTCTATGTCATAGTGTATTCCGGATATGGCTTCTGCGTCTGCGAGCAGGCGCTCCATTTCCGACTTGGTGCCGCCGTATCCGAGCTTAAGGTTGTCAAGCATCGTATAATTCTGCTTGGCAAAGCCCTGATATGCGTTCTGAATGCTCTCCATTGAGCTTCCCATTTTGTTGGCGTTGTCCGCCATATCGACGATAGCCTTATCAGCGACCTCTGCCGCTTTAAGAGTATCACCGCCCAGGGAAGCAATGAGAGCTGCGGAGAACGATGTAACCGTCTCCATGTATTCATTCTGCGAGAGGCCTGCTGTCTTGAATGCCTTAGCAGCATTGTCAAGGACATCAGACTGAGCTTGCAGAAGCTTATCATATTCACTCCGAGCTGCGTCAACAGACTTTCCTACACTTGCAGCATATTCCTCAAGGCTTCTGTCCTGAGTGCCGAAAAGTGTTGAAACACCGCCTGTCAACTGCTCGTAGTCCGCATAAGCGTCAAGTGCACTCTTACCGAGTGCAATCATAGTACCCGAGGCTGCTGTAACAGCTCCTGCAACAAGAGCCATGCCTTTTTTGGCAAAGCTTCCTATCTTTTCAAGACCTGCTTCAAATCCTTGTGTAACTATTTCAGTATCAAATTTCAGTGTGCCGTCAAAAGCCACAGCAATCCCTCCTTAAAGTGGATCGTGCGGCTCATTGGCTCATTGCACCTGTTTCCCGTTATTGATTTTCAGTTCAAACTCCTTCTTGCAGCCGCGAGTGCATTTTACAAACACACCCCGGCAAGAAGCTGTATTGTCATACAGTATAGTTTTTGCGCCGCAGTGAGGACAGCGTACCCATGTACGCCGAAGCGGCGGAAGTTTAAGTTCATTCAGTTCGTTCATATCAGACCTCCAAACGCTGCGCCGATCATATCGTCTTCACATTCGTAAGGTATTGCAATG